TACATGTATTTCTTTTTATCAGGCAACTGCTGATCCTTGCGGAAGCCAATACGAGTGCTTTGCTTGATATCGCCACTTGGCAGGTTGCGCTGGTAGTAAAGGGTAGACATCGTAGTTGGCTCACGATCCCCCAAACGCAAGTCTGGAATACCGTTCCTGCCAATACGCTCCTTTCTCTGCCTGTAGTTCTTGGTTAGCGGTTTGTATCGCCTTCCCTGCGGATTCTTTGCCTGCTTCGTAAGCATCAGCATCCTCTCCGCGTGCAGTTGAGCCGCGTAATCAGACACCTTTGACCCGAACTCAGGCTTGTTTACCATCTTGGTCAAGTCACGAACCACATCGCCAATCAAATCAATAGCCATAACTGCTCCGCATTCGATACCGAGGCAGAATCTTTGTCGCAGTCAGCCGTGACCCAAGCCTCTGCAAGTTGATGTGCAAGTAGTGAAGGTATTTAGCATTGTAACGACCCGCCTTCTCATACGCAAAACCATCCGTGTTTGTGGCATCCTGCTGAAACCACAACTCCAAGAACTTGTAGGTCAGCACATTCGTTAGCAGGCTCTCATCATCAGCATCATAAATCGCATCAAGCAAAGACGTCTCAGAAGCATACGTCTCATCAACGACATACTTGTTCATCTTCTCCAAAATATCCGTCTGCAACTCGCTCTTGGCCTTGTCCAAGACAAGCGTGTCACGCAAAGAGATATTAAGCGTTGTACCAGAGCCAGTTACGTTCACATCACGGAACGTCTCGCCCTCAAACGCATCAATGTCATTCCTTGTCAGAGTCAGGGCGCTGAACGGCATCCTTGCTCCTCTTTATTTCGTTCGTCAGCTTCACGACCATATACGCCAGGGTGACCAGCGCAATGAGCATGGAGAGGAACATATTCACATTCTGAAGGATCAGACTCATACCCGTTCCCGATGCCCCTACAAGCGCGTGTTGATCAAAAATCTTCATCGCTATATAAAAAACCCCGCCCCGAATGGGGCAGGGCATTCAAAGGGCATTAGGACTTGGCAGTAGTCCCACGAACGTAACGGACACCCAAGTCAGGGTAGAACAACTTCGTCCCGTACAGAACCTCAATGAGGATATCTGCACCAGACTTGGTCTCCTGAACGGTGAGCGTGTAGTTCACACGGTTGGTAGGCTCAAAGCCTGCCGCACGTCTCACACCACCGTTGCCCGAATCAATGTTCTGCATGACCGCGGTCACCAAGGAAATGGCGCGGGGGTCATAGAAGAACTCGTTCGTGCCTGTCGAAGCAAGCGACACAGGGTTGATGGTCGCATTGTCAGCAACCGCCTTGCGCAATGGCTCCTTCAGCGTCAGCACAGTAGCCGTCTGCGAATCAACAACGTAGAAGTCATCGGAAGCAAGAGCGGAACCGAACGTGATCACATCGCCTTCGCTCAGCGAAACCGTGGCATCACCTGCCGATCCATCGTCAATCGTGACGGCCGTGTTGCCAGAAGCAGCATTGGCAGCAACAACCGCATCGGTAACCGTAGCGGCCGTGTGAGCAGAGCCAAGGTTATCGACAAAGAAGTCAAAGCCAAAAGCACGACCCATGTTGCCGTTCAACTGAATCTCCGTGCCACCGCGAGTATTCGCCTGATGGAACAGATTCAGACCCGTAAGGTCAGCCTCTGCGTCAGGAGAGATCACCGCAATCGCACCCTCGTTCCAGTTCTTGCGAGCCTTGAGGATTCTACGCGCTTCACGCAGATCAGCATCGTCAATCACCGTTGCGGTACTGTTGTAGTCACCGAAAGCAGCCTCAAACTTGGCAGCCTCAGTCTTGATGTCTTGGTTGATGACATCGAGCAAGGAGTGCAAGCGAGGAACGAAGTGTTGCTCCACGAGGTCAGGGAGAGCAAAACGCTGATCCGCCTTGTCAATCGAGAACTGGATGAACTTGTGCTTGTTCATCGTCAGCGAAAACTCGTTCGAGTCAGGCGTAGTAGTCGCGTTGTAGTTGCCCGTGTAGTCGGTAACATCCGCAGTGGAAGTCTTCACAGCACGGGTGATGTTTACCTGCTTGTTGCGTTGTGCGACAAGTCCCTCAACATCAGCGCCAGCCACATTGGTGACGGCTTGGGATACCATCGGACGAGACGGGTATTGGTTTGCGAGGTAAACCTCGACCCAAGCCTCTGGCTCGTAGATGGAGAAGTTGCTATTGATCGCCATTGTAATGGGATTTAGACGTTAAACATGGCATCACACCGTGTGATCCCAATATCTTGTTTTAAGGTCTGCGTCCGACCACAATGGCTATTTTAGGATTAGCCTAAATCCTGTACTGCTTACGCCCAGCCGCCAGCCTTCTTAGCCTGCTGGTACATCTCCGCTGCCTTGTTCTGCGCATCAGCGCTCTTGCTGCGGATGAGTTTCTGAAACTCCTCTCGGCTCGGCTTGTCACTAAACTGTGTGTGCCCTGAAGAACCACCTGCACCCTGCGCGCTTGGCTTCAGGTAACCGTTCTCCTTGGCAAACTCGCGAAGCACAGTACCGATAGACTTGTGATTGCCCTCGTTGTCCAAAACAGGCGTGCCGTTCATGGACGCGAAGAACTTGCCATCACGCTCCTCGATCTCGTACTCGCTGTAAAAAAGACTCTTCAGATGCTCGTTCTTGATAGCCAACGTACCCTCAATCGAATCAAGGGCGCTTGTCATGTTAGCCTCAAGCCGCGTTTCATACATGAACGCCTCATACTCGTCTTGAGTCTGCTGAACCTTACTGTTCGCTTCCTCAAGCATCTTGCGCAACTGATCGACCTCATTCGCCTGATCCTTCTTCGGAGTGATCTTTTCCTCAAAGGTGGCGAAAGCGTCTTCAAGAGCCTCTGCCTCAATACCTAAAGAACGAAACTTGGACACAAGATCGCGCTCGGCCTTCGCCTTGCCCTCATTATACCCCTTAGAGAATATCTTGCTCGTATCCACTTCCTGCTTTTCGGGAGCCGCAGGCTGCTCAGTAGAAGCGTTTTGGGTCTGCTCCACGACCTGTTCTTCACTCATACGAATGATAATGGTTATTGTTCTTCGTTATCAATACTTGTTTCAATGTCATCCATGCTGTTCATCAAGGCTTCCATACCCTGCGATGACAACAACTCAGGTTGCGCCTTCACACGCAGTCTGACATCGTCAATAATACCCCTCAATGCACTTAACTGACTGGGTTGCGTTGGCATTCCCAATTCATTGATCTCGTTCATCACCTGCTCCTTGATATCCGTAGGAGCGCTGCGCTTGCGCAGGTATTCATGCACTTGGTATTTATACAAGCCATGATTCAAGATACCATACTGCGCACCTTCTGTCAAATCATTCCATATCTCATCAGCACTCGATAAATCATAGTGCTTTGAGTAGTTCACAAAAAACTCATCAGGGTCTTCACCACGAACTTCCGCCTGCAACTTCAACTGATCGTTCTCAACTTCTTCCATGTCCATAGCGGTCTGTGCGAGTAGACCCTGCTCCTCAACATTGTCAAACCGCTTGGCATCGCCACTCACATTGCTCTTGACCACGCTCTTGTCCCTGACGCTGGCAAGCAAGAAGATCAAACTCATCAAGTCCTTGAATACCACATCACGCAAATGCTGAAGCCCCTGCATACTAGCTTGGTGGAACAAGGTGTTCGGCACCTCCACATCGTTAGGGTAAATAATACACAACCCAACGCTCTCCTTGATGTCCGTGCTGTTGTACTTGCCATCCTGCTCCAACCCCGACAACGCCTTCACGATATCCTCGCTATACACAGGGATCGGATGAGCGAAGAGTTCAGAACCCTTTTGCAGGTCGTAGAACAACTCTGAAGCCGCCAGGTACAGACCCTTAAGCGAGTAACGCCTTGGCTTGCCCACAACAAAGCTTGTATTCGCATCGGTTGCCCCGCGCAAAATTGTCGCAGGCACACGCCCAAACGGATTAGGAATATCCTTGATCAACTCCTTTGTACCCACACCCATCACACCCTCTTGCTTATACACACGGATGCGGTCAGGCGTATAGACACACCACTTGGTCATCTGCTTCTTGTCCACCGTCCAATAACGCTGCTTGGTGATGAGCAGGATCAACTGACCATACTTGTAGTCGAAGTTGTAGAGTTCGTGCGGGCGGATCACATAGGTATAAGGCACAATGTTGCCATCACGGTCTGTGATCGCATTGCCATTGTCATCCATCATCAAATCGGTAATCACCGCACCAAAGCCCAGCACCTCCTTGACGAACAATGCCTTGTCGCGATAAAACTCCGTAATCCCTGCATCTGAGTCATCATAGTGCATCTCCTTGTAGAGCCAGAACGGAGCCGTGTCATCGCTGTAAGTGCGGTTCACGTTGTTTTCGTCATAGATGCGCTGTTGCGCAGACAAGAACTTCGCCTCCAGGGGGAACAAGCGCATCCGCTCCAACTTCTCCTGATACTCATCATTGCTCTCGATAGACGATTGCTTGATGATGTAAGACTTGTCGGAAAATATGTTGCGGTCAGGTACGAGAAACTCATCATACTCGGACTGATACCATGAGTTCATCACCTTGCTTCTATTGACGGTGATGTCATAGTAGGCATGAGGAGTCTCTTGATCCAGCACTCGCTGCACCATGTCCTCATCAACGCTGTACCTGCCCCTTAAATCAATCATGCCCACTTGTATTGCGGTTCAGTTGGCTTCCCCATATCGGTGGCGGAAGAGCAGCAGGATCTGATCGCCGACCTCGACCGCCTGGAGGACGAAGACGTTGCCATCTATCTTGTAATGTGGTTTCATGTCACGGCTTTGGATATTGCTCTTTGATGGACACGATCAGATCGCTCATAGCCTGCTGGTCATCACCGCCCTTCCAGATGGCGCCGAGCTGCTCGGCCAAGGCAGGATAGGCCTGCTTGCGCTTGACCCAGTAGTCGGGATAATCGGGCTTGACAAAGTCTTGCTTGGAGATCGGGACTTCGGTCTGTTCACCTGTGATATCATCAATGATGATCGTGGTTGGACTGGTCGTTTCCCATTCGGTGATCTTCGCCTGCACCGCATCCAGGATTGCCTGTTCGCTGTCCACAAGGTATTGCCTCCAATCTGCCGAAGGCGGAACCATGAGAAACCAATCGAAAGTGTCGTCATCGAGCGTGACCGACAACGAGAGCTTGGTGCGCTCGTCTGCTGCGTTGCCGCTCAAAAGTCCTTTGAACTCAATCATCTTTTTTTGCTTTTGGCAGACGATCCACCCATCTCTTGTCGATGGTGAACTTGTCCGCAGGTTTCAATGGCTCCGTGATCGGGATGTTGGTCAGATAGTCGTGAAGCTCGACATCGGGATGCGCCGTGTACTTGCCGCTGGCCAGATCCATGTGCAAGCATTGGACATCTGTATCGACAAGCAACGGAGTCCCCTGTTCTCGAAGACGATGGCAGAAGAACGTGTCCTCGCCAATGAATGGAATGTCTTTCAGCTCATGGCCGATGCAGGTGAAGGGAAGCTCTGGCTCACGCTCCTTCATGGCCTTCAAGACCGAGATCGGGATGAGCATCGCATCCATTCCCGTGCTGTGCGCTTCAATGATCTGACCTTTGTCCACGTTGGCAGGAGAGATGTATCCATCCTTCTCGACCATAATCATCGGCGAGCTGATCTTGATGTAGTACACTCCCGCAACTACGGCGCCTGGATTCTTCTCGGCCGTCTCATGCAATTTGGTAAAGCCGTAATACGGAAGTACCGTGTCTTCGCCAACAAAGAGCATATACTTGGCATCGCTCTCGATGGCAGCTTCCATCAGGTAGTTCCTTGCCACGTCCACCGATTCTCCTGCAATCTCCACAAAGGCGTGAGAGAATCCATTCATGTCGATGTGAAGACCGTGATAGCCATCAAGATTCTGCGCTGGCGTTTCCTCCTTTACACGCCTTGGCTGGCAGATCGTGACATAAGGCTTGATCTTCTTGGAATCCTCTGCGATCTCTCGCATGGTATGGAGGATTTTATCCTTGTTATACATATCAGAATTTATTCAGGTATGAATTCATGCACACGCCTTGCGAGAACTGATAGCCGTATTGACCATAGAGTTTTTGTCCTACTACTGCGCTGTTTGGAACAAAGTAAATATCACCGTTTGGTGCGAGAACACCACCTGCGTATGCATCTGTTATCGTGTAGACCAAAGAGTAAGTGCTTACTGTACCGTTAGGTGCTATCTTTTGTCCTACTGTGGCACTAAATGGAACAAATTGAATGTCACCGTTCGGGGCAAGAACACCACCAGAGTATGCAAGTGATGTCGTGTAGACCAGTGAGTAAGTGCTTAGTGTACCGTTAGGTGCAATCTTTTGTGCTACTTCGGCACTATATGGAACAAAGTAAATGTCACCGTTCGGGGCAAGGACACCACCAGAGTATGCAGCTCCTGTCGTATAGACCAGAGAGTAGGTACTTACTGTACCATTAGGTGCTATCTTTTGTCCTACTGCGGCACTAAATGGAACAAAATGAATGTCACCGTTCGGGGCAAGAACTCCTCCAGAGTATGCACCTGATGTCGTATAGACCAAAGAGTAGGTGCTTACTGTACCGTTAGGTGCTATCTTCTGTCCTACTGCGGCATTCAATGGAACAAAATGAATATCACCGTTCGGAGCAAGAACACCACCTCGGTATGCAGTTGATCTCGTATAGACCAGAGAGTAGGTGCTTACTGTACCGTTAGGTGCAATCTTCTGTCCTACTTCGGCATCATATGGAACAAAATGAATGTCACCGTTCGGAGCAAGAACACCACCTAAGTATGCATCTGATGTCGTGTAGACCAGAGAATAGGTGCTTACTGTACCGTTAGGTGCTATCTTCTGTCCTACTTCTGCGTCACGCGGAACAAAGTGAATATCACCGTTCGGAGCGAGAACGCCACCAACGTATGCAGATGATGCAGTATAGACCAGAGAGTAGGTATCGGGAATTGGCTTGCTGGCGAACGTGCCGCCATCCACTCCTGCTTGGAGTATACGCTTGAACTTATCGAAGGCCGCCTGCGTGCTGTCGATGCTGGAATCATCGGCCGTTGGAAGCGTACCTTGGACACCTTCTACCGAGCCGGTCGTGACCTCGATGCCATCGACTGTCAGTGTGCCTTCCAGCGTCAGACCTGTCAAATCAGATCCGTCCCCGTTTTGAAGCGTGCCTGTCGTTGGCGTGCCTGCCGTATTGCCAACCGTCACAAGGTTGCCGTAGGTGTCCTTGATCTGTTCGCCTTTGAGATCCATGATGTCAGAATTCTATGTTCCAAGTTTCCGTTGATGCGTCGAACACTTCGACGCTGAAATTCCATACGTCTGATTCGCTTACCTCCCCACCAAAGAGACCGCGAAGCGAAGACAACCCAAGACCAATGGACAGACTCATTTGCGATACGCCAAAACCGTTCCCGAATCAACCGCCACATTGCTGAAATGGCCAACAATCGTGTCCCCTTGAGTCACCGTGACGTTCGATGCGTTATCACCAACCACGCTCGTGAAATCAACTTGTGCATCCGCATTGATCGCCTTTACCGCGTAGTACCCGTCCTCGTTCGTGGACGTGTTCACGAAGTTGTTAGCAGACACAACATCAAACCCGCTGAAACCAAAGTCCAATCGCGTCTGCGCCCGTGTCAAATCATCTGCCATCCTTTCTTCTCCTGCGTTTAGATTTTCTCTGCTCGTTGAGGGCAATGGCAATCGCCTGCCTGCGAGGATAACCCTCACCCATCAACTTACGGATATTCTTAGATACTGTTGCTTCTGACGAACCCTTGTATAACGGCATATCAGCAATTCCATAAAACCTTGCGCGACCAATAGTTAGCGCTGAGCTTACCCTTGCCACCCTTGATGCCACCGCTTCTTGCGCAGTAACTCTTCCTACGCTTCTCACTCCTGTGCTGACGGAAGTCCTTCATGCTACTGTCACCGAAGTGTATCAACTTGACCGTACCACCCTCCTTCGCCAAGACCATCTTCTTCTTGCCAGCGCGATCGCTCTTGATCGGCTTGTTGTACCCTGGGAAAGTCTTCCCCGCATACTTGATCTTACCCGATGACAAACGTACTGGCTTCATTACGCAAAACTATGCCCTAAAGCATCCAACAATCAATACTTACTTCAAGCCACGCTTCTCCATAAACGCATCCGTCACCTGATCCAACTGCTTGATCGCTTCGGTAAACGTCTCGCTCATAGGAGCCTGATCGTTGTAGGTGTGCAACAGGGTACTCGCACCCCTCACCAACGACTCGTCATTGGTCGGGTACACCATCTTGCCACTATGCTCGACAAGGATACCCTCATCCATGTACACATCATATCCACACTGGCGAGCCAGCCTACAGAAGTAGTAATCCTCACTCAGGTAGTAATCCGTCTCAGGGCACTTGCCCACACGGAACCAATCGTAGTAGTTCTCGCTTGCACGCTCGTGACCGTAGGGCTTGTAGGAATGCTCAGGCCACCGCTCTTGGATCGCTTTCAGCACATCCTTGCGTATCATCATAAAGCCTGTGCCCACCTCACGCATTATAGCCAAACCCGTCTTCTCCTCTACACCAAGTTTGTGATTGCACACAGGCTGATAGGGCAGTTTCTTCTTCAGATACACGCCCCCGATCACGCCCTTGTCGTAGTTGCGCAACCTGCCAAGCATCCACCGCGAAAAACGGATGTCAGAGTCAATGAACATCATGTAGTTCACGTCATCCATATCCATGAAGGCGGCAGCGCACGAATTCCTCGCCCTAGTCACAAGACTGTCACCGTTGTAGTAGTGAATCTTGCGGATAGGGGAGTTCTTGTCGTACAGCGACATATACATCTCCTGCGCAATCTCAACCTCCGTCTTTCCGTCATACACGGGAAACGCCAGCAATACATCCTTATTCATCAGTCAGATACCCTCACTCCGTTTGGTGCTATGTTGCCTTCAATGCCAATAATAGGCACCTCCTTGACATTTCCAAGGTGCTTGTAGAGCAAATGCTCAATATCAATATAACCACCCGCCTCGACACGCTCATACATATCGTTGAGCATATCAAGGTACACTTCATAGACTCGCTTTGTGTCGCTGCCACGCCAACTCCACAGCCTGCTCATGTACTGCCACTTGGCTCCATCCGTAATTTCAGGCGAAAACTGGCTTGGCCTGCGCTTACTCACTACAGGCAGTTCATCATCGTGGTCAGCCTCGTTGAACATAGCATTGAGCGTGTACCTGCCACTCATCTTGAACACCCTGTCATATTCAGACAAAGCCTCATGCGTATTCTGCAAAAACGCCCCGTACATGATCAACTCCGACACATTCTTCACAATGTCTTGGCTCTTGGAGGCTTGCAACAACTTCATATGCCCCGACTCGGTGAAGCAGGTAAACCCATGAGACAATTCCTTGATTACCTCTAACTCCTTGTCAGATGGCACTTTATATCCACCATCAAGGATAAACACCTTTGAGCCAGGCGCATACTTATGTATTGATTCAAGCGTCTTTATCATTTGACGAATCCGATCCTCTGTAGAGTATATGCCATGCTTGGCATGAATTGCGCTACTGACGAGAAAAAGTTTCATTTCACAAGGTTTAGTATTAACCTCACCAAGGCATTTAGCAATAAAGCCATCCATTAACACCCCATTGCCACATCCAACATCAACAATGCTTTCAGGCTTGTAGGCAGACTCAATAAAAGAGGCAAGGATAGGGTAAACTTCTTCTTTAAAATACATGCTTGACTCAAGGATGAAAATCCGTGTACTGCTTATCTAAATCGCACATTAAAACACATAGGTTATTAGACGCGAACCCTTGCTCTTACGCCATATCCAATAATCAACCGCATCACTCATGTGACCGCGATCACCACTATCTATCTTCACCCCGTCACCATCCACAATGCTGTACTTGTAATCGTCTATCACCCACTTGCAGTCCTTGTTGATCACCAACCGCCTGCGATCCACACCCCCCTCCTTGCCCGAATAGATCATGTTATTGACCACATCCACACGAACCTTCCTGCGAGGGTTCTGCTTGCCCAACCGCTTCACGAAACTGATCCCATTGTCAGCCAATATCTGCGTGACAATGTCCCAGTCGTTCTTGCCCCTCCTGCCATACCTCCCATTGCCCTGATTACTCGTGTTGTCACCGTACAACTCAATGCTCGTGATCTTCCACTCCATCAAACGCCTCACCAGGGCATGGCTCTGCTCACTCGTCAAGGCATCAGCGCTCACAATCTCGTCAAACACCACATACAACTCACCCTGCTCCTGTCCAAGCGCCCAGCAATGCGGGGATCGGTTGAAATCAGCACACAAAGCCACAGGAAGGCCGTAAGGGTTGTATGTTCGATCCGTTACATTGCCATGAGGCCATAAATCACCCGAAAAGAACTTGTAGGCCATCTTAGAAGGGTCATTCACCTCCTCTTTCATCTCATAACCGAGCTTATAGGACGTAAAATCCATCTTTTCCTCGTCAATCAGCCTCTGCCGACTGTGATTGACCTCCCAAAGCGGTATTTCGACCTCTCGATAGACCCTCATACCTTATTCGACATCCAAGTAAGCAAAATTACCGTCAAAAGGTGCAAAAACGCCCCTAAAGCAATAGGAAACAGCACCCAACCCCACGAAATGACCATGTAACCCGTTGATTTAAGCACAAACAGCACCAAACTGACCAAGAACATATATTTCATATAATCAATCGTTACTCGAATAAACCATAATCCCGTCAGATTTTGCGAAAACTCTGCACTTGTGTATATCTGGAGAGAATTTGCAAAAACTCAAACGCCCAGATGTCCTCAGGTGTCGTGTTACCATCTATCTCACTCGGCATAAGGACTCCTGAACTCCTTTATTGTCTTGCCATTGTCCACAATCTTAACGCCCTTGGATGACCAACGAAGGTAAATACCGTTCTGCTTCGCCCACGGCCGCCAGTGCCAGTCACCGATAACATTCGCCCTCGTCATCGCATAGGCACGCAGCTCATTCACCACCCTGCGCTCAAAATCTTCCAATACATTATCCTTCATCATCAACCTCCATGGTTTTTGTGTTATCCCTTACCCTTACTCCTTAACCCACTCCGTCAAGACATACCCTGACTTCTCCTCATTAACGGCAATCTGCAACACACAGAACGTGCCACTCTTACTCAAACGACTGTTCGCGTCCTGTGGATGATAAGGCGTACACACCCCATACACAAACCCCTTGTCATGAACCCGCTTGATCCACACATTACTCGTACGCTCAAACACCGCATCCCTATGCGCCTTGCTATGACGATCCTTGTCCGAACAAATGTCATCCAACCACACATAACTCGCACGCTGACCCGTACCACCCTGCAACACCCCATGAGCCTCAAAACTCGGATTACCCGTCCTGTTCCTGCTCTTGAACAAAATAAACTCCGTACTGCCCGTGTCACGCCTGGCATACTCCAACGGCAAGAAGTTATGCTCCCTGCACCAATACTTGTACTCACTACTCTCGACCAACGCCCGTATCGCCAATATCCGCTTCTTACTCAACGCATCATCACTACTAATCACCAAATGCTCCAACTCAGGCTTCCGCGTAGACAAGTATGTAGACAAGCCAATAGGCAACTGCTGACTCTTCCCACTATTGTACGGAGCCTTGATCACACCCCTGCGATACCCCTCCTGCTCCCAGCGGAACACCGTCCCCTGTATCTCCCTGTGCAAATCACTCTGAACCACAGGATCACCATCCTTGTCCAACATCACCCCCTCAATAAACGCATTCCGCAACTCCACACTGTCATCAGGCGGCTTGTGACCAATCACATTGACCAAGGCACTCCCCCAATCAGTCACCCTTGCCATACACCTCCACACTACCATTCAAGCGCACCCACACATGAGGCAACATCTCCACACGACCCCGTTCCACATAAGTGAAAACATCTTTTCGACCACTCCTGCCCACCAACCGATAAACCCAACGCGTAGGATCAAGACTGTTCGCACGATGAACCGTATCACGAAAATCAACCAAGCCCATCACCATCCTCAATAAATCACCCCTACCCACCACCAAAAATCCCTCAAGCATCAAAAAGGCAATCGCATCCGCATCCCCATACATCCAACCCTTAGCACCACCCACATTCCGAAACTCAAGCAGCAAATACCCACTCTCATGCCCCCGCTTCCTACCCTTCACATCAACACCCCTGCCCCTCCACCAACAATCCACATGACGCCCCTCATCCCGCGTATCAGCCAACGAAGCACCCGTAATCTTGCAGAACAACCGCTCACAACGAACACCAGGCCATAAATCAGCACGCATCTTCTCATCAAGCGTCATCACAACACCTCATAGTCAGCCTCAACCGACTGCATCTTCTTGGCAAACTCACGCAACTGCTCATCACCCAAGAAGTCCTGCAACACCTGCAAAACTCGCTCCATCCACTCATTGCGATACTCAACAATCACCGTAGGCTCATTACTCAACTCCTTCCTCACAGCATGCAAGTCCGTCATCACCTTGCTCAAATCCTTCGGATTCATAGCCGATAAATCAGGATGCGCATCCAACAACCGAACCACCCGCCACAGTATATACTCCACCTGACCACTCAACAACTGCTTCCTACGCTCCAAGTTGCCCTTCTCAGCCAACAACCCAGCATAGTCCTCCACACCCTCCAACATCCGCTTATCCAAACCCACCTTGCCCACAGCACCATCCAACACCCGCTTCTCAACCATCTTCTTCTTCAACTCATCACGCTTACCCTTCCAGTTGTAAATCGTGGTGCGAGTAATCCCATACTTCTCCGCCACCTTCGCGATATTCCCGCTGCGATCACACTCCTCAAGTATCATCGCCTTCTCACTATTCGAAAACTGCTTCACTTACCCCTCCGCCAAAAATCCTTTATCACACGAACACGCTCCAATACCATCTTAGGCAACTTACTCGTCATGCTCGGTGTACGATCAATGTAATTCACAATGAACACTATATGGGCATTTGCCTCGTCCTGCGTGCGGATTCGATCAACAATATATCTCTTGTTAGCCATAATTCGCACATATACGCACCCCAAACCGAAAATCCCAAAACTTTACACTTGCCCAAAAATTTGTTGTAGGGGGGATGTTTGGGTGGTAGCCCCGCCAGCGACCGAAAATTTAATGCCCCCCCCCGTCGACCTGGATTCTTTACGTTTCGGGGTTTCCGTTTCGTTTGACGCGGTTCCGCATCCGCGGAACCGCTCCCGCGCCTACCGCGCCCCTCCCCCCGCCTACCGCGTCCGCACCCCCCCGCGTCCTCACCGCCCTCGCCTACCGCGCCCCCCCGCCCCCCCATTCTGCTACTCAGCCCCATACCCCAACCCCCCCCGCCTACCGCGCCCCCCCGACACCCTCGCCGACCTCGCCCCCCCCGCCCCCCGCGTCCTCACCCCCCCCCGCGTCCGCGGAACCGCCCGCATCCGCCAGACCGCCCGCATCCGCCAGACCGCCCGCATCCGCCAGACCGCCCGTTATGCTACCCGCGTCCGCGAGCCCCCGACCCCGCCCG